TTTCTTCATCATCAAGACCTTCAGCTTTTAATGAGTTAGTAAGATAGTTCTCAGCTAAATCATTATCATTCTGTAAATCCTGTTCAGTAAATGAAGGTGGTTGATATTGCATCAAAAAGTTAGCTACTTCTTCAGGAGTTACATCATCCTTTAGTGTAGCATATTCAATAATGGGTTGTAAAAAAGGTGGAAAGTTTTGTATAGCACCTACTAATGATACTTGAGCTTGTTTATCTAAAGCTTCTTTCAATGAATCAAAAGTACCATCAAACTCGTGGTCGATAGTAAGAAAATTATTATCCTTGTAATAATTAAAAGCTGCAACAGCATTGTCATCCGTATCAACATTATCTGACGATTCATCTTCAGAATCATCATCAAGATTGTCATCTTCTTCTTCAGGAATATCATCATTGACTACTTTATCATCAACAACTTCATCCTTTTCTTCTTCTTGTTCTTCAAAGTCGAAATCCAACTCTGGTAGAAAATCATCTCCTATTTCCATAAGCAAATATATTTTATGTTATTCAATTAATTCTATTTAGATGACTTAGTATTCTCTTTTTTAGAAATTTTAGCTATTCTTTCTTTACTAGCTATATCTTTCTCTTTAATATCTAACTCTCTATCTTTTTGATTCAATCCTCTCATAGCTCTATAAGCCTCAATATGGTCTGGAACTCCATCTTTATCTGCATTCAAATCATCAGTAAACTTATAGACATCCATAGCTTTTATTTCAGCATCTAATTGTTTAGTTAAAGTGATTTGTTCCATTTTATTACTATGCTCTTGTTGTTTCATTTGTGCTTGAGCTTGTAATTGTTGCTCTTGCATTTGTTGTTGTTGTTGTCCTTGTTGCTGCATTCTTTGTTCTTGTTCTCTAGCTGCTGCAGCAATCATCTTATGTACTTTTTCTGGACTATCACCTCTAGTCATTGCCATAACTAATTCTGATATTCTTTCAGCTCCTTCTCCAGCATTTTGTGCTAATGGTTGTATCATTTGTGTCATCATTTGACGATACCTTTCATTATAGTCACCATCATGAATAAAGATTCCTAAATCTTCATGATTTAATAACTCTGGTTTAATTCTTATAGTCTTTTTCATTCCATCGCTAGTAACATAGTTTAAGAATGTTTCTGTTTTTTCTGGATTGTTTTCAAAGAATCTACGATAGTAATTACTAAACTGTGTAACATATTCATTTACAGTTTCTTTCATTACTAATTGATGTAGTCTAAAGTATTCTTCAGCCATAGTATATGACTGTGCTATAGCTTGTTGATTATCAGATACATTAGAACTTGGAGAATAAATACCTTCAGCTTGTGGTGGTACTAACATTTGCATTCCCATTTCTCTATCTATCAAATCTAACAACTGTTGCATATTAACTATCTCACCAATAGAACCAGCTTGTTCAGCTGTAACTGCTGTAGTTCTTTGATTGTTTGGAAGTCCTGATGTAGTAGCTGTTGGGTCATAGTAACTATCTCCTAGTGTACGTCTTAAATATCTCCATACTTTTAGTTTATCAGCACCTTCATATAATGGATTACCATTTTCATCCATAGCTAGATAATCAGGAATCTGACTAGCATCAATATTCTTTATATAACCTTCGTATTTAGCTAACTCTCTATTCTGTAAATCTTTAACAAATGTATATTGTAATAGTGATGGTAATGCTCTTTCTACTAATGATATAGATTCAGCATTTAATCCTGAGAATATTCTACCTTTACAAGATAACTCAAAATCATAAGGATTATCAATAGATAATGGTTGATTAGGAACTTCTCTCATATCAGTAAAGATATCATAACCATATCTAGTTATCTCATATCTTCTAGGTATATACATCTTTTCAGCATATACTACATTACCAAATTCATCTATCCATTCGTATCTTTTAGCTTTCTGATTATATCTATTAATGATAAATGTAGTAGCTGCATCTTCAGGAATAGGATATTTACTATCTACTACTTCAGTAACTACTTCATTGTATTCATTAAACATAGTAAGAAATATAACTTCTCTATAAGCCTTAAATTCTAAGTAAGTTTTCCATATTAATTGATTAGCTCTATATCTTCTATCTCCAGATGTTCCTGTTGATTGTCCTATGTATCTATTATCATGAAACCTAGATTCCATTCCTTCTTCTACACTAAGATAATTATATTGAGATTTAGCTTTACCTCCAGTAACATCCCAAGAGCTATTAGGAGTTAAATAATTAGATGAAGTATATCCTCGTAGTCTTTCAAGTACATCATCTTCTACTTTACCTTCTAATTCATCAATAGCTTCTGTAACTGTAATTGGCGTTCTATACCACCAATAGTCTCCTTTCTCTATTCTTTCTTCATTACTATTCTTATGAAAACCACAATGGAGTGTATTTAATACCATTGGATGTGGTTGTCCATTCTTTTCTATAACTACCATAAAACATCTATCTACTGCGAGTACATGTTTAAATGATAATGACTTTAATGACTTAATATCAAACTTTACTTTAAAGTATTCTACAACATCATTATAGAATATTTCCATCTCACTCTTAAAATTCTTTATATCTATGTCTTCAGGTTTAGGCATAGTACGCATAGATTCTTCAATCTGTTCTGCATTAGCACCACCAGCTTCTAGTTGTGCTTGGAATATCATTAACTCTTGATTGATTGCTGCTTCTAATACTTTCTTGAGTTCTGAATCTTTTGCAGCATTATCTCTATCAGATAATAATAATACATCAAAGTTATCACCTCGTTTAAGCATTTGCCCAACGAGATACATAAACTTAGGATATAGTCTATTGTAGATAACTATTTCTCTATCTTGTTCAAATGGTAACTTGAACATATCTCCTTCAGGATTACATAACTCATATAATTGTCTGAACAATACACTACCATCATTATTAAGAATAGCATAGATAAGCCTATACTTCTCATAAGATTCCATATTGGTATTATTAAAAGGAACGATAGTATTCATTACACTTTTATACCAATCTTCTGATTTATTTTTTTCTCTTAAGTTGAATACCGCTTCCATCTATTATTTATATGATTACGTATTGTCTGCAATGCTACAGTTTTCGATTTATTCATCATTCTATGATTCTGTTCACCGATAGCTAATGTTATTCCTAATAACGCTGAAACACCATCAAAGTTTCCTTTTAATGTATAACCTTTTATTTGCCTAACGGTAAATATACATGGAATTCTTTCTAGGTTAGAATATTCTATCCCATTAATTTCTTTTTTTTCTAAAAGCCAATCTCGTAGTGCATCTATCAATGATATCTTTGCTAGACTATTTCCTACTATATATCCAGTCTGACTTACAGTTCTTGAATAGATAAATTGTCCTTGTTCGAATTGTGGTCTAAGACATAATAAATCAGCTTTCTTTTTCTTTAGAAAATAAGCTCTAAGTCTATCTCCTCTATTAGCTTCATACCATAAGTTTCTAACTGGATTACCATATAGTGCCATTCCCATTTCTAGTATCTCATTATATCTATCTATACCATCTAAGTTTTTACCTATGTATGTAGCAGCCATATCATTTCCTGGTAATCCATATACTTCATACTTAGGATTAACAATATAATATGCAGCACCTAATGAACCACCTTTATCCATCTCATCTGATATATATGGGTCGTGTAGTACAATAATAGCATCATTAGGTATTACACCATTTATCTTTAGTTTATCAGGACTTATATACATCATAAATTCACCACCTAATTCATCTCCAGCTTTAATTGGAAAGTCGTAGATTGGTTTACCATTTGTTTTAATCTGATAATTAACACCATATTGTGCAGCACTATCCCAATATAATTCTATAGCTGAACCTAATGTTTGATAAGTATTATCATGTATTAATGCTCGTTCTCTTTCTTCAGCTTCTTTTATAGGCATTAGTGAACCACCTTCTGATAACCACATATCTGTGATTTTCAATGGGAAGTTCATTCGTTGTCTTATTAATACTTTAGGGTCTGTAGATTTAGATGCTTTCTTTTCTTCTTGTTGATAAAACTCTATAGATTTAGGTATATCTGTATTACCATCTTTATCTTTAAATCTCTTATCTGTAATGTATGCTGGTAGAAATAAACATTGGTCTTGTTCACCATATCTAAACTTTAAGCAATTATAATCTTCAGGATGTGTGAATATCTTCATAGCATCATGTAGTGTTTCTATATTACCTGAAGTTCCAATTCCCCATTGTACACCAAACTGTTCACCATCTGTTTTAACTACCGCTGTATTTGATAACCATGCTTCTATGAATAATTCCATCAATCCTATCTCCTCATATACTATAAGATTTCTTCTACCACCAGCTCCTGATTGTCCACCATCTCTTTTGTTTGTAGAATATACATTATGATATAGTGTAGAACCAGTTCCTATTTCTTTCCATTCATTCTTAATCTTTACTGGCGTTGTATTACGCCACGGATTATCTTTATTATTAGCACTAATATGTCCAGTCATTCGTTTCCAAAATGGACATGGTTCATATTCATCATCTCCAGGTTTACCCCATACTCCAAACTCATGATTTAATGCTAACTCATCTAATGATGATTGTATCTTTTCAGCTAACTCACTAGACTTATCTTTTCTTCCTGAACCTAAATCTATTTCAGCTTTTAATTCCCTTCTAGTATCTCCAGGTTTATAATACTTCTCTCCATCGAATATTAATTCAAATAGAATACACATTAGTGCAGCAGTATATGATTTACCACCACCTCGAGAACCAAGTATAACAAAGTTTTTAGCATCATTATAATATAATGGTCTTCCTAATGGTTTATCATGTAGTTGAAATAGATAATCTCTAGGATGTATAAATTCTTTTAAGAATCCTTTCTTATTAAATAGTGTAATCTTTTCTTCTAATACTATATGATAAGCATCAGGATTTAATACTTTCCAATTACAAGTATATTCATCATCATCTTCAAATCCTGAAAATCCTTGTGCTTCAAGATAATAGTAAGCAATATGCCATTCTATATCTCTAATACTAGGTTTAAGTTTTAATCTAGCTTTTGTTTTCTTATCAGTTTCTACAATAGTACAATAGTTACCATAGAATCCTAATCTTCCAGGTACATATCTATATTGACCAAACTGTGGATACCAAATACCTTCTATACATTTAGACCTAACAGTTTGCCAAAACAAATTATAACGAGGGTCATCAGGATGATATCTTTCAGGTTTAAATTGATTGAGTATTCCTTCTAAGTCCTCTATTCTAATCCATTGGAATTCCCACTCACTATTGCAAGTAGTTACTTTAGCTACTACTTCTGACATATTCCTTAAATGTTATCCATGACCAATCAAAGTATTGCATTTCAACGTAATTAGGTTGATACATAATTGGACAATCTTTAGCTGTTATATCATAGTGTCTATAAACATTATCTATAGTCAACTTATGTCTTGCTAGTAATACATTAATAAGATACTTAGTATTCTTTAGTGTATCTGCATAATTACTATTTGTATTAACACACATTTCTATACCAATAAAATAGTTATTAGCACTATCTCCAGCTGGAACTAATTGTCTTCTAATAGGTAGATTAGCTCGTCTAGGTTTATCACCTACATGCCATGCTACTTCATTATCAGGAATCATTTGTATGATATTCTTATCATCTACTACATAATGACAACTAGCTTGTACTGTAGTATGTCCAAAGTATTTTAGATGTGCTTCTGCTCCAGCTGTAGGTTTTACATTAGCAGTCCAATGTACTATAATACCTTTTAATTGTTTTAGTTTTCTTCCTGGTCTATTATTATCTACCAGTTTTACTTGTATCTCTACCATAAGTCTCCTTTTTCAGATTTAGTTAATTTAGAACCACCTTTAGCTCTTGCTGATTGTTTATCTTTAATAAACTCTTCTTCTATCTTTTGATACTTTTGGTATATAGATAGAGAGTCTTTCTGTAACATATTTATCTGTGTTGCAGTACCTTTTATTACTATAGTCTTATCTCCAAGAAACTCTGTAGTATCTAAAGTTAATTCAGTATCAGCTATTAGTTTAGCTCGTTTTCTTAATTGATTCTTTTCTTCTGCATAAGCTCTTTGTACAGCAGTCATACATTCTAATGGATAAGCTTCTAAGCATTTAACAAAGTCTGGATTATCCCAATCTAAGTCTTTAACAAAAGTTTCTGATAACATTTTTCTTCGTTCTTCAAATGCCATTCTATAGTATAGATTATCATGTTCATCAGGGTCACACATAAAGAATACAGTCCACATTTGTCGTGATGAGAAATCTTTGTCTTTAGACTTATCTTTATCATACAACAAATGAAATGGATAGTATATCTTAAACTGTGGATTTACTTCCCAGAAGTTAGTAGCTTGGTCTAGTATTCTATAGTTTATCTTAATCATCTTGTTACTCTTGCTTTAACAATATACTCCGTGGTATTAATCTTTAATAGTACGAATCTATCAAAGACATTATCATCAGGATTCTTTACTTTACCAACACTCATATTTAGTGTTACAGTATTATCTACAAAACTAGTTGATAAACATCCACAAGATACTTCTGTATGTTTTACTGGTTCATCAACTGTTATAGTTGTTGTGGCTACACTATTCTCTTTGTGTTCACCTAAATTAATCTCCAACATATATTTCGTCAAGTTTTAGTCTGAATAAACAACGTTTTACACTCGCAGATATTTCACTCATTACATTCTTAATAGCTTCATCTTTCTCTGTAGCAATAGCTGATTTAAGCATATTATTTAAACCTCTAAAGTAAGTAATTACATCATCTGATGGAGGAATATCTAAAGATTTAGGTTGTACAATATTAAACGTATCCATCATGTATATCTCTACTAGAGTATCTACTAAAGGTTCTATTTCACCATAATAATCAGCCAATGCTTCATGAGTTCCTAGTCTTCTAATAGTCCAATGTTTATACTTAGCGTATATTAAACTCTGTACTATTGTTGCTACTATTTTACTAAAATTTTCCATCAGGACATTTTTTATTAGTTAATACCATTTCATCAAAATCACAACCACATACTAAACAGTAACCAATTTCAAAGCATGGCTTACACCTTCTAGCTTTTTCTAATGGGTGCATTTCAGTCATCAACCAAAGAGAGAGTTTGGCTTTCACTATGAAAACCAAACCCTTCACTAAATCTTTAGGATGGCTTATCAGATACTTTCTCACTAAACTTAATTTCAAGACCGATAGTTTTTAATACCATTTTAAGAATCATTCCAAACATTCCAGTAGGTAAACCAATTTGTAATTCTTTACCTTCACACTCAATAAAACTTTCATTTGTTTTGTCATAAACAAATTGAACAAGTTTTACTGCTGTTGCATAGTTAAGAACTACTTTACCATCGGTATTGATATACTTATCACCGAGTTCTGACATAAATTCTCCCACATTAACTGTGTGACAACCTGCCTTCTTTACAAATTGAGCCATAATTATGATTTTTTAATAATTAACGTAACATCATTAATTGGGTCTACAGCTAAATAGCCAAAGTGTTTATTACTAATATCTGTTGGTGCTTCAAAGTCATACCAATCAGATAGAGTAAATCCATGAGCTAAATGAGCTGGTGTATCTACTGAAGGTTTTTCAGCTAATACACATCTTCTATTTATCTCTACTATATCTCCAGCTTTAATATGTGTAACGTGTTCAGGAACTGCTACTACTACACACTTTCTTGAAAATGCCCACGGTGAATCTATGGTTTGTCTAATACCAATACCATTCTGTGTCATTTCCTTCATTGGAATCTTTGGAGCAATAATTAATCCTGATTTAGTTCTAGTTGCTTCAATATGATAAGCTCTTACTACAGCAATATGTACTGGAGTGATACTCTTATAATCTTCATCTAGTTCATTAATATTACTATTATAATCCTTAATGAGTTGCTCTGTCTTATCCCAATGGTCAGTAACTCTTGCTAAATCAAAACTTTCTTTACCAACTTCTGTTGATTCACCACCCATTCCAGTAAATAGAATCTTTCTATTAGGGTCTGGAAAGTTAGCTGCTGCAAATTCTGCAACATTTACACTCATTGCAGGTTTATCATACCTCTTCTTTGTCATAATACTTTTTTATAATGTTATTAATATATTCTAGTTCTTTACTTTCTGGTCTGTGTATCTCTAGCTTTTTACGTTTAGCTATTAGTTTCCTATCTTTTAAGTTAAACTTACCCAACCATTCCAGTAGTACATATTTAGTATTCTCTAGTGGATTTCGTAGTATATGTTTTAGCTTTAGTTCAAAATCTTGAATAACAAACTTTACTACAGCTTTACTTTTACCACAATCATTAGCCACCATTGAATATATATCACTCTTACTACTTGGTAGCATAATTATTTATATGAAATGAAAATACAAATTGTACATTTTCTTGATTATCTACAAAGGTATGAAACTTTATTAACTTATCACTTAAAAACCCGTAACTATCTACTAAGTTTAATGACATCAGTTCTTTCTTGACTTGAGTAAGTCTTGGTGCTTTCATTCTCAAGTCTTGCATAATATCTACAGAGTAAGGTTTAGCAAAGTAATTTCTAGTAGGGTCTTTAGCCATAATATAAGATATAGTTTCTAATGCTCTATCTCCAAACTTGAAATTCTTTCTAAGACTAAGTAACTTAAAATAAGTTTCCCAGAAATTCATCTTACTTATACTTTGTGTAGATAATGCTTGTTGTCCAACTTTTCCAGTTAGCAAATTTACTTCCATTTTATTATTTGTATTCCAGCTGTTAACGATATTGTTTTGCTTATCATATTATACTGCATACCTAATACATGATTCTGTTTAGTTTTATACATTAGTCCTAAAGCATAATCTTTATTAGTATAAATAGTTCCTGTAAATAACAAACTACTCTCTGGAGTAGTTATCTTTACATATTCGACTTCTCTTTCAGGATTTACTACAACAGTATTAGTGAACATACTCTGTATCTCTAAGGTATCTAGTTTAATACCTCTTTTAGTTCCCATGTAATAACCTCTTACATTTAGTGTATCAAATATAGATACACTTCCTTGTCTGCTACTTAATAAATAAGTTCTTAATCTATCATCTACTACTATTGTAGTATCATTATATTCTATTACACTATCTACACTTACTTGAGTATCTACTAACTTTCCAGGTCTATAACTATTTGTAACAGATACTTTATTTTGTACTACAGCACAAGTATCTTTAAATACAGTAATGTATTCTTTCTTTACTTTAGTATCAGTAACAAATTCTATACCTAATCCTTTGTTATCGAATACAGTAAAGTAAATTGTAGCTAATATCATTCCAATAACTATTCCTAGTCCGTATTTCATTATTTCCATGATTAGAATTTATTTAGTAAAGGTAATAACATTCTTTGAGTATTAGGTAATATTTTCATTTCTACCATGTTTTTTTAGCATACACTCTAAAAGCTTTTGACCTACTATCATTACCTTTTAAATTCTTTGCATGACGTGAATAAAACGCATCTTTTCTTTTCTCTGATTTATGCTGTCTATAATCTTGCATAGATGAATCACCAAAGTGATGCCATTTATCTCCCATATATACAGCTATCTTTTTACCTTTATTATCAGACTTTTTAGTAGCACCATCTCTAGGAGTTTTACCACCATCAGCCATTTTAGGTAATATATTAGTATTAGGTAAAAGGTTATTTTTCATTATCTAATTTTTTAAAATCATAACAATAGTAATCACTTTCATCTACAACCCATCTTTCAGCTACTTTCTCACATATCCATTTCTTATTATCTACTAACCAATCAGGTCTTTCAGGAAATGGTTTATCAGTAAATGACATATCTTTCCACATCAATCTATTATTAGGTTGTATAGTAAAGTTGCCATCATCTAATCTTATAAAATGACCACACTTATATTGCGTAGGTTCTTCAGAAGAAGAATTATTATACCAATCAAATGTCATTATATAACTACCCCATTGAGTTTGTTTATCTTTAAACATAACTTGAACTCTCATTTCATCTAAGTAATTAAACTTAGTAACACTTATATCATTACCAAAACAATCCCATAACTGTAAGTAATGTAATTCATGTAGTGGAGCATCATCTTTTGAACATAACATGTGAATAGGAACTCTACTTCTCATAGCACCATTATCCATTAGTATATGAAATGTTAAAGCTCTACCTTCTATTGATTGTACTCCAAATACTACAACATCTGTAGTACCAGTAACAGAATCATCTTGTTGATATAAATGACTGTTTCTTAATTTAGCATAGAAATGTGGAATACTTATATTATGTGTCATACTAACAATTTTTCATCTTACCACCATATTTCATTTTACCAACATCGGGTAGTACATCTCCTTTACCACCAAATAACTTAGAAGCTGCTAGTGCTAATCCACCAACTGCTAAAGCACTACCTAATCCATTATTAACTTTGAAAGTTGGACTACCTAACATTCCACCCATCATTTTACTATTAGCTTTAATCTTTCTTTCTTGCTTTAACATTTCAGATGTAGGTTTCTTAGGTGTAGCTCCAGTTCTTTTATTCTCTGCTGCTTTATTTCTTATATTCTTCCAGAGTGAGTTCTTTTCCATAGTTATTTGTTTATAGGTTTATATCTTCTTAACCAATCCTCTTTGTAAAATTTAGCTTCATTTATAGATATAGGTCTACGAGGAACAGCATATCCTCCAATATTAGTAACATCTGCTCCAGGTAATCTACCTTTTACTGAAGCTCCCATTGGAACATTCTTTACTTCAACCATGTACGGACCTTTATATCCTTGACCTGGTATTAATTTTTTAGTTTTTGAATCAAGTATCATATTTGTTCTACCATAATCTAAAGGAGTTCCTTTTGCAAAATATAAAAAATCATTCGCACTTTTTTTTAAATTTATTGTGTTAACTTTATTATTAGAAAATACGTTTTTATTAAATGCTTTACCAGCTTCAGATTCTCCATAACCTTGAAGTAAACCTTTTTCTTTATTTATTATATTTTTAATATCAGGACTTCTGTGATAAAATGCTTCAGGATTAGGTTTAAATGCTAAAGGATTTAATTTATAAGCATTTTTTAAAGGAGTTTTAGTAGTAAGATATTTACTAATAGCTGGTAATACTTTTGATGCTCCTTTTGTTACAGTCGATAAACCTTTACCTCCAAGTGGATTTACTAATGGTAATATATTATTCATACCAAACTCAATACCTTCTTTTACTTGAGTGTTCTTAGATTTCTTAGGAGGTTCTCCACTTAAATTATTAGTATTTGGTATTAGTTTTTTCATTTATTTTTAGTTTGCATGTATTCTCTAATCTTATTTTCAGGAACTAATTGTCTTTTACCACTACTATTCATTTCATAAAAGTATTTAGGTTTATTCATTATAGGTGACTTAGACATTAAATCATTCTTATTTCCTGATGACATTCTACTAAACTGTTCTGGAGTAAGTAAAGTTACTTTACCATTAGCATCAGGTACTTCATAGTATTGTTTCTTTGTTAATGGTGTTGGTGGAGTTTTTGGTACAGTATCTAACTTAGTAGTTTCCATTTGTATTTTTCTAGTATCAACAACAGGATTTGTTGCAGCTCTATATGCTACTGGTTGTACTGGTTTTTTGTAATGTCCAAAATAACGCCCTGATTCTTTTCCATTTATATTTCTATATTCAACAAGATTTGGTACTAATCCAGTTTCATCATCTTTCCAAAATTTCTTTTCTTGTGATGTTAATGGTCTTGTTTTAGTTCCTGATTGAAACTTTTGTGAAGATTTACTTCTTACATATACACTATCTTGATATGATTTTAATCGAGGGTCTTTTAAATCAGATACATACATTGTATCTCTTACAGGTGGTTTTACACCTAAAAGTACTTTATCAGTATTTGGTATTAATTTTTTCATTCTATCTTAGATTTCATAAATTCATCAAACTTATCTTCAGGTACTGTATAAACAATTCCATCTATAGTAACCTCATAAAAGTCTTTAGGTCTTTTAGCATTAGCAATTAAATCATCCTTACTACCCACTCCAT